GGCCAGATACTCGGCGTAGACGGGAGCCGGAGGGCGGAAACCCTCAACAACAACTATTTCACCAACGGCAGGCATACGCCACTGATGATTATGATTGAGGGCGGCACCCTCACTGACGAGAGCTTTGAAAAGCTACAGCAGTATATCAACGACATCAAGGGAGAGGCCGGACAACACGCTTTTCTCCTCTTGGAGACAGAGGCGAGCGACGGGCGGACGGACTTCGACCAACAGGAAAAGCCGAAAATCACCGTCAAAGACCTCGCCAGCGTACTCCAAAAGGACGAGCTTTTCCAAGGCTACCTCGACAACAACCGCCGGAAAGTGCAGTCGGCTTTCCAGCTCCCAGACCTTTATGTGGCCTATACTACCGACTTTAACCGGGCGACGGCGCAGACCGCGCAGGAGGTCACAGAGGAGCAGGTATTCCAGCCGGAGCGCCGGAGCCTCGCATGGGCCATCAACAACCGCCTGCTGAACGGCTACCAATTCCAGCACGTCGAGGCTTATTTCCTTGAGCCGGACATCACGAACCCGGACGACCTCTACAAGCTGCTTACAGTAGCGAACAACGCCGGAGGTGTGACCCCGAATTTTGCCAAGCGTATCATCTATGAGGCGTTCGGGGAGCAGGCGGAGGACTACCCAGAGGAATGGGGCGACACTCCCCTATCATACAGCAAATCGCAGGGCGGCGGAGCTGCGCAGGGGTTTGACATCGGCCAGCTCACGATGGGCCTGCAACAGCAGATAGAAAAGGCCGCCAGCAGCCACGACGACGCGGTGGTAGCTGTGATGAAAGAGGTAAAGCGGCTGCTGATGAAGATGGACAAGGGGGGCTGACGATGTGCATGGAGTGCGCCCCCCTTATTAAGGCCATCGACGCATATATCCAAAAGGCAGACGACGGCCTCGCGGACGCGCTGGGCGCGGAGGGCTACATCAAGCCCAAAAAGACGCTCAAATACGCGCAGGACATCGAGGACAGTGTTGCGGAGGCCCTGTTGGAGGAGACAGACTATATCCTTGCGGAGGCGGAAAAGGCCGTTGACCTCGAAACCTTTGCGGCGGACATCTGGCCGGGGGTGAAACTGAATGACGCAGCTAAGAGCAAGCTCGCCACGGTTTTCACGGAGAGGCTGGGCGAATTTCTCCCGGAGTATATCGGCTACTATATCGCCCAGACAGACCGGGGCCTCAAGCTGACGCAGGTATCAAAGCGGACGCTGGCATGGGTAAAGAGTTGGAGCAAAGACCTCGGAGAGATCATGCAACTCAACAGCCACAAGGAAATTGAGCGCATACTCGAAAAGGGCCTTGCAGAGGGCAGTGGCATTACAGAGTTCACCCGCGCCATTCTGGACAGTGGCATACGGGACGAATACTACAAGGCCCGGCGCGTCGCCGTCACAGAGGTTTTGCGGGCGCACAGCGTCGCGCAGCAGGAGGCATATATGCAGTCCCCAGCGGTCAGCGAGAAGATGTGGAAACACACGGGGGAATACAGGAACGAGCCGCGCCAAAATCATGTGGACATGGACGGCCAGCGCGTCCCGGTTGGGGAGCCGTTCGAGCTTATCGGCGCGGACGGCGGCACCTACGAGCCGATGTACCCCCGCGACACCACCCTCCCGCCGGAGGAAAGCATAAACTGCCACTGCATTTCCCAGCCCGTCGTCAGCGAGGAAATCCTCGGCCTCCCGTTGGAGGAGCGCCAGCGGCTACAGCAGGAGGCAATCGACGCTATGGACGATGAATGGGAGAAAGAGCTGGACGCGCAGAACAAAGCGAAAGCGGGGATTGACGAGGAATAGCCGCTCTGCCTCCCTTCGTGGCGCAGGAGCGCCGCAGAGGACACGGGTAGAGAAATTACACCCCCAGACAAATAACGGCCATTTCGGGCCGTTCAGAGGCGTTTTCGTGGCGACACGGAAACAGGACACGGTAAAGAGCAGCGGCGACGCTGCTTTTTATATTTCCCAAGAGCCACCGAAAGGAGGTGAAAGGCCATGAGCAGGAGTTTGAGGAAAGCATACGAAATCACGGACGCGAAAATCCAATTCGTCTCACTCGTCGATAAGGCCGCAAACAAGCGGCAGTTCCTCATAAAGAAAGAGGACGGCGGCAAAGCGACGTTCACCACCTACGGCAGGATTATCAAGGCGGACGCAGACAGCCACTACGTCACCGGGATTGTCTATGAGCCGATGGAGGAGGACAGCCACGGCAATTTTATGACGGAGGAGGAGATTACAAAGGCGGCCTACTGGTACGCCAAGAACGGCGACCAAGTAGACCTGCAACACAGCTTTGAGCCGCTGGACGGGGCGACGGTTGTGGAAACGTGGATTGCCAAAGCCGATTTCGACATCGACGGAGAGGCAGTCCGCAAGGGAACGTGGCTTATGACGATGGAGGTCACAGACGAAAGCGTGTGGGCTGGAATTGAAAAGGGCGAGATCACGGGCTTTAGTATGGGCGGCCTCGGAAACTACAGCGAGGAGGACGTGCAGTTGGAGAGCGTAAGCAAGCAGGAAACCAGTGCGAAAAAGGGGCTGCTGAAACAGTTGGCGGCGGCGCTGGGGCTGAATGTGGTGGAGAAAGGAGCCGTAGCGGAACTTTTTGCGGAGCGCAGCAAAGGCAACCTTTTCTGGGAGGCGTTCTATTCCCTCCAAGACACCCTACAGCACTACGACCCGTACACGGGCTGCTGGCAGTATGAGGCGGACGAGGGCAAGGTGCGCGAGTGCCTTGAGGACTTCAACGCCATCATCACCGACATTCTCACGGGCAAGGAGAGTATCACCAAAGCCATTCACACCGACCAGCCGGAGCAGATCGCAAAGGCCGGAAAGAAAATGAGCGGCAAGAACAAGGAAACGCTCTTGAATATCTACGAGAGTTTGGGAGCGTTTGTCAAGGAGTTCGACGACCCGGAGCCGGAGGACGACGACCCGGACAAGAAAAAGAAGTCCGAGGAGCCGGAGGGCGGCGGCGGGGAGGGCGAACCCGAAACCGACAAAGACAAGGATAAGGAGGACAAAGAAGTGACGAAACAGGACGTAGAGCAGATCGTCGCCTCTGCCATCGAAAAGGCAATGGGCGGCAGCGCACAGCAGACCACAGGCCAGCAGGAACCCCCGCAGGCCGCCCAGAGTGGCGCAGGAGCGGTGGAAAAGGCTGGGGGTAAGGAGAATACCGCCCCCGCCGAAATCACGCCAGAGGCCGTCGAGAAGATGGTCGGAGAGGCCATTGCCAAGGCGCTCACCCCGCAGGAGGAACACGTCACCGCAGAGCAGGTGCAGGAGATGATTACCGCAGCCGTGGCAAAGGCGGTTGACCCGGTGCTGAAAAGCCGGGGCCTGCCCAGCAACCTCGGCGGCACCGTGGAGAAATCTGCGGGCGAGGAGCATTACCTGCACGGTATTCTTTAATTTACGAGGAGGAAAGAGACTATGCCTAACAATCAGGACATTATCCGCAAGGCGGCCACCATCGAAACGACCTCCCTTGCCTCTGGGCTGCTGAACCCGGAGCAGGCGAAGAAATTCATTCAGCAGACCTTTGAGGCCACCACCCTCGGCGGCCTCGTGCGGCACGAAATGCGTACCGCAAAGACGGGCGAGGTCGATAAGATTGGCATTGCTCGCCGCATTGTCCGCAAAAAGACGGAGAACACCGACGACGGCTACCGCGCAGGCGTGGAAACCAGCCAGATCGAGTACGCCACCACCGCCGTCCGGCTGCCCTGGGAGATCACCGAGGAGACGCTGCGGGAGAACATCGAGGGCCAGAACTTCGAGACTATCGTCACCAACCTTATGACGACCCAGCTCGGCATTGACCTTGAGGACTTGTACCTCAACGGCGACGAGGCCACGGAAAGCACTGACCCGGACTATGATTTCTTGAAGATCAATGACGGCTGGATTAAGCAGATTTCCAACGGCGGTCACGTCTACGACGCGAGCAGCGCCACGGGAATGAGCCTCGACCTTTTCTACAAGACGCTGGCCCAGCTCCCCAACAAGTACAACAACGGCAAGCTCCGCTGGCTGATGTCCCCGCACCGGGCGCAGGAGTGGGAGCTGTTTCTGCTCAATCAGGTGATTGGCAAGGGCGGCGCGGTGCCGGAGAGCATTTACAACTCCCCCGCCCGCATTCCCACGGTGGAATGCCCCGCCCTCGACGACGGGACTATCCTGCTGACCGACCCCAAAAACCTCATTGTCGTCAACACCTACTCCGTGAAAATCCGCAAGACCACCGAGGGCGAAAAGGCCATTATGATGGATAAGCGTTTCTACGTCACCCATCTGGACTATGACCCCATCGTCGAGGAGCTGGACGCGACGGCCATCATCAAGGGCCTCAAGTAAGGAGGAGCGACTATGTATCACATCAGACTTTGCAAGGGCCTCTCCTACTGCGGCGTGGTAAGCGCCACCCGGAAAGAGCCGGACGTGTTCGTGGAGGACAAGGCTACCGCTGACGTGGCGGTAGCCTCCGGCTATTTCCGGCTCATGGACGGCGGAGAGGAAAGCGCAGGCGGCGGCCAGACACTCACGGGCAACCTCGACCGGGGGCAGCTTGAGGAGATGAAAGTGGACGACCTCAAGCGCCTCGCAGAGGACATGGGCATTGAGACAAAGGGCCTCAAAAAGGCGCAGCTCGTTGAGGCTATCGCTGGCGAGGAGGTCGAGGTGGACGCAGAGGGCGACGCTGGGGACGGCGGAGCCGGGGCCAGCACTGGCACCAGCGAGAGCGACAACAGCTCCGAGGGCGAGGCTGACTATGGCGAGGAGGACTAACCGGGGGGGTGCGGTATGGCGGATAGACCGTGGGTAACGCCAGAGGAAGTCCGGGAATACTCGGAGCTGCCAGCGGTGCAGCAGCGCAGCGACACGCGGCTCACAGTGGACATTGCGAGGGCGGAGCAGTATGTTATCACATACACGCACAACTCTTTCAAGGACGCGGAGGAGCTGCCGCAGGTGGTGAAAACGGCGGTTTTGATACTGGCGGAGGCCTACGGCCACAACGCCGCTATCGCAGCGCGGGAGGTCAAGTCGGAGACGTTCGACGACTACAGCTACACCGCAGAGGCCAGCCAAATCAGCATTGACGGGTTAGACCTCGCGGCGCTGCTGGACGACTATGTTATCGCGGAACCCCGCAAGGGGGTTACACTGCGAATGAGAAAGCTATAGGGGGTGGAGGCATGAGCTTAGAGAGGCTACTCAACCATACCTGCGACATCTACCACGCGCAGGAGGGCGCGGCCAGCCCCGGCTACAACCTTCCCCCCTCCCCTACTTTCAGCTATCCAGAGGAGCCGGACATCAGCGGGCAGAGTTGCCATTTCGGCGTGAAGTCCGCCAGCGTCACCGTCACGCAGACGGCCCCGGTGAACCTCATGGACGCGAAAATCAAACTCACCCTCCCTATCGGGACAGACGTGCGGCTGAATGACAAAATCGTAGACTGCGGGACAAAGCTGGAATACACGGCGGAGCAGCCCGTCAACGTGCGGGGCCATCACCTTTTCGTCTACATCAAGAAGATCGGAGAGGAGCGGCACCTGTAATGGCTACGGTTGAGTTTGACATGGCGGAGTACCGGGAGTTTTTCGAGAGGCTGGAACGGGCCGCGAAAGGCGATTTTCGGCAGGAAATGGAGCTGTATCTTGAGGCAGTAGGTTTTGACTTCTTGAGAGTAGTCCAAGACGAAATCGTGCGGCGGAAAGTGCTGGACAGCAGGCTTTTACTCGCCAGCTTTGAGAAAGGGAACGACGCGAACGTATGGGAGCTGACCGACGGGGGCCTCACGCTGGAAGTGGGGACAAACTTGAGCTACGCAGGGTATGTGAACGACGGACACTGGACGAACACCAAAGGGGTAGCGCGGCGCTGGGTGCCGGGGTATTGGGAGGGCGACCGCTTTATTTATGAC